CCTCCCGGCCGCCTCCCGGCCCGCACCCCCACCGACCTCGAAAGGCGGCCGCCACCATGGCCAAGAACGGCATCTTCACGCCCTACGACGACAACGGCGTCCCCATCGCCTCCACCCAGACCGGCGCCGGCTCCCTGGCCACCCCGGTCGGCGGCTCACCGGCGCCGGTGTTCGCCAAGCTGTCGGTCGGCGCTGGCCTGCCGCCGCTGGTCGGCCAGAACGCGGCGGGCACGACCGGCGCCGGGACCGTCTACGACCTGGGGGTCTGCCACGGGAACTTCACGGTGGCCGTCACCGTCACCGGCGCCCCGTCCGGCTGCGCGGTGCAGCTTCAAGGCTCCCTGGACGGCACCAACTGGTACTCCCTGGGCGCGGCCACCTCCAACACCTCCGGCACCGCAGCGGTGAGCGTGGCCAACAGCCCGGCCCGGTATGTCCGCGCCAACCTCACCACCCTGACCGGCGGCACCTCGCCGACCGTCACCGCGCTGATCGGTGTGTCTGCCTGACATGCACATCCCCCGCAACGTGCGGGCCGCCGGCGCGCTGTACCCGGACGGCCTCGACGACGAAGCCGACGACGGCCTGCGCGACCGCCTCATCGACCTGATCCGCTCCGACCCGCAGGTGCGGCGCCTGATCGTCGACGTCGTCGGCGAAGCCGTCAAGGCCCAGACACGCGCCACCTCCATGGCGCCACGAGGAGGTCGACGTGGCTAAGCGCATCGCGACCATCAGCGGAACCGCCCTGGTCCCAGGAGTCAGCCGCAACGGCCGCCTCTACACCCGCGCGGCCATCGCCAAGGCCGTCGCCCGCGCCCAAGCCCGCATCGCCGACGGCTCCATGCCGATGACGATGCTCACCCACCACGGCGCCGAGGACGACTCGACCCACATCGTCGGCCGCATCACCGGCATGACGCTGGCCGAAGACGGCTCGGCCAAGTTCACCTCCGACATCGCTGACACCGCGCACGGCCACACCATCGCCGGCCTGATCGACACCGGCGACGGCGGCACGCCGTTCCTGCGGAACACCTCGATCCGCGGCGCCTGGATTGGCGAGCCGCGCCAGGAGCTGCACGACGGCCAGCCCGTGGAGACCGCCGACGACCTCGAGCTCGACGGCCTGGACTTCACCCGCAAGCCCGGCGTGGCCGGCGCCGTCATCGACAACGTCAAGCGGCTCGCCGAGTCCACCGGCGGCAGGGCCATGATCTACGAATCCGTGCAGGAGGCATTGGTGACCTCGCAGATCCAGGAGGCTGCCGCGCCCCTGAAGTCCGGCGGCGCCGCGGCGCCCCAGACGAAGGCTTCGTCCTACGCCGACCCCGGCTACCAGCCGGACAAGATGAAGCGGTTCGCTCTGGATAGTAAGACCCAGGCCAAGGCCGCCTGGAGTTACATCCACCAGGCCAAGAACGCCAAGAACTACTCCGGCCCGCAGCTCAAGCGGATCAAGGCGCGGATCAAGGCGGCGCTGAAGAAGTTCGGCGTGGAGATCTCCACCGACGAGGGCTGGCTCATCGACCGCGTCGGCGTCGTCACCGAGTCCGCCCAGCTGGCCGAGCACTACGGGGACGACCGGGAGCGCGGCTCGTTCTGCATCTCGCTGTCCAACGGCCCGCTCAACATCACGATCTCCTCCTACTGCGTCGACCCGGCCGACCTCGACCTGATCGGCAAGGCCGCAATGGCTGGCGCGGTGGCCTGCCTGGTCTCGATCGACCCGGACATGGACGGCGACATGGACGTCCCCGGCGCCGACGCGGAGGACACCGATGGCGATATGGGCGAGACCGCCAGCGCCCAAGAGGTCGCGCCGAACGCTTCCGGCCCGACCGAAGCCGAGCACCACCCGGATTCCGCCGTCGCCGAAGCGTCCCCGGCCCCGGGAGCCCCGGACGCCGGCGACCAGCCCGCCCCCGACACCTCAACCGCGGCGCCCGACCCGGCCGCCGACCCCCACACCGAAACGGAGGAGCCGGTCGTGACCGAGCCCACCACCCAGGCGGTCGAGTCCGCCCCGGCTGCCGAAGCAACCCCGGCCGCGGCCGCCCCGATCACCCTGTCCGCCGACCAGTTCGAGGCACTCCTGGGCCGCCTTCAGCCCGCAACCCCGACCGCACCGGCAGCGCCGGCCGCCGCGGCCGCCGCACCGGCCGAGGCCGCGCCCGCCGCCACGGCGGCGGTCACCGAGACCGAAGACGAGCGCATCGCCCGGATCGTCGAGGCGCGCTTCGAGGCGCGCATGGCCACCGAGCGGACCCGCATCATCCAGGACGTCGTCGAGTCCGGCCGCGGCCCGGGCCGCAGGGGCCTGGTCAACGAGCGCTCCACGCACCTGGAGGAGTCCGACGGCAACGACGGAGTGCTGCCCGAGGGCTGGCCCGACAAGCCGCTCCACAAGTACAGCGGCGAGGAGCGCCAGAGGTTCTTCGCGCCCCAGCTGGAGCAGTACGTCCTGGGCTCCCGCGCCAACGTGCCGCCGCAGCAGCCCTGATCCCTCCTCCCCACGACTTCACCGACCGCCGGCCCCTTCCCGGGCCGGTGCCGCGCACGGCAGCGATGGTCACCCCCGCCATCCCCCAGAAAGCCCCCGACCCCGGGGGCTTTCGCCATTCCAGGGCCCCCGCGGCCCTCGCTGCCGAAAGCAGGTGAACCATGCCGTCTGAGCTCCGTGAGGCTCTGACTGCGGCGGGTGCCTCCGCACTCGTCCCGAAGATCATCGACCCGATTCTGCTGGAGTACCAGCGCCGGTACTCCCCGCTGGTCCGCTCGCTCCCGAGCGAGCCCTTCGACGCGGACACGTACTACTGGAACCAGCGCACCACCGTGGCCTCCGGCGGGTTCGTGCCCGACGGCGGCGCGCGCCCGGTCGCCACCTCGACCTACGTGCAGAACAGCTTCCAGATCAAGCACCTGCAGGTCGTCGGCGCCGTGACCGGCTACGCCCAGCGCGTCACCCGGCAGGTGGTCGCGAACCTGCGAGCCACCGAAATCGAGGGCTCCATCCGGGGTCTGACCTGGGACACCGAGACCGCCTGCCTGTGGGGCAACTCCGCCTCCACCAACGGCGGCGCGCAGCCCCAGTTCGACGGCCTGGACACCCAGGTCGCGACCTACTCCGGCGGCAACCAGAACGCCCAGGACAAGGCCGGCAGCACGCTGATCCTGGCGATGCTCGACGAGCTCATCGACATGGTCGAGACCAACTCGGCGATGTCCGTGTTCGACGAGTCCTGGATGCTGACCATGTCGAACACCGCGGTCTCCAAGATCGCGCAGCTGCTGCAGAACCAGCAGCGGTTCGCCGATCGCGTCGAGGTCGCCGCCGGTCTGATCGTCCCGACCTACCGCGACATCCCGCTGATCAAGTCCTCGATGCTGTCCACCCGCAGCTTCACCGTGGGCTCCGTCAGCACCGCCACCGCCGGCACCGGCGGCACCCTGGCCGCGAACACCTACTACTACAAGCTCAGCTCCATCATCGCCCGCCAGGGCGAGATCGCCGCCTCCGCCGAGGTCAGCCAGACCACCACTGGCTCCACCTCGACGGTCACCCTGAGCTTCTCCACCCCCAGCGGGCTGGAGGGCGCGCAGCCCACCCTGCTCAAGGTGTTCCGGTCCACCGCGGCCGGCGCCGAGACTTTCCTGGGCTACGTCGACGCCACCGTGGGCCTGGCCGCCGACGGCATCACCCCGATCCTGACCACCTCGATCGTGGACACCGGCACCGCGCTGGTGCCGATGAACGGCTCCACCGCCCCGGCGGTCCCGCCGACCGTGTACTACGGCACGAACACCGGCATGTACCCGCTGGCCGCGGGCCTGGAGAACATCTACCTGCTCTCCCGGGACCGGAACTTCGTGGTCCGGCCGTACGTGCGCGAGATCGAGCCGATCGACGTCTACCCGACCACCGGCTCGCCGGACTCCCTGCCCTACGCGCTGGTGTCGGACACGACCCTGGCCGTGCGCGCGCCGAAGTACCTCGGCCGCCTGTCCCGC